TTCTGCTGCTTGTCGTGCTTCAGGCGGCGGACGTCGCGAAACTCGATGTCCTCCAGGCTTACTTTGAGCCCCCGGAACCCCGGCGCGTTCTGCGCCGACCGCCACCACGTCGCGTCCGCGGCGTAGAGGATGTCGGCGAAGGGGGCGTTGAGGACGCATCCGCCTCCGGGTCGGAGCCAGCCGTTGATGGTAATGACCCGGCATCGTCCGTCGGCGTGGGCGATCCGGACTCGCTCGATGTCGGCGGGGGTGAGGCTGGGGCCGGAGGCGATGCAGACGACGGTTGATCCTGGCCAGAGGCGGGGGACGGTCCAGTTGCCATGCGTTCCAGATCCTCGACCAGGTTGGGGTTGACGCGCCACACCAACAAAGGGCGCGGTTCCGCCGCCGGCGCCTCCTCGCTGTGCCATTGCGCCCGATTGCGCTTGATCCACCGGCGGCACTTGTCGACCGGCAGATCGTGAACACTGCCGGCGAGGTAGTGCTCGACCACCTCGCCGGCCGCGTTCCTCAACTCCGCGTCCTGCGTGAAGAGGACTTTCATGGCGCCGCCCCTTCTAGGCCACGATCTCGTCGACAGAGGCGAGATCGTAGGCGCTCGCCAGACCCGTGCGCGGCCAGACCCCGAAGGCGACCGCCGCCACGTCGGACGTGGCGCTCTCCGGCGAAGTCGCGTCCGCGACCGTGACGGACAGCCGCGCGAAGCGGTAGCCGTTGGCCATGTCCAGATCCTCGGCCCGCAGATCGAGCTTGATCTGCTGGTTCGACGGGTTCGGGGAGTCGGCCTGGTCGATCGTCGCGGTGGTGGCGCCGGCCACGTCCTTGTACTGGCCACCGGAAGTCACGGCCTGCTCCCACTTCATCACGACCGTTCCGGCAGTCCCGAGATCGCCGACCATCAGAATGCCGAGGGCCGCGTGGAACTCGGACATGTCGATGACATCGCCCGTCACGGTTCCCGGCGCGTAGGCGTCGGGGTCGACGCAAGCGACGAGCCCCACCACTTCGGAGGGCAGGTTGTAGGCGACCAGAGAGCCCTTGAAGCCCAGGATCAGCACGGCCTCGTCGGCGCCGGCATCGGTGAGCGTGCGCACGGCCTTGACGTACCGATGGCCCTCCGTCAGTTCCTCGCGACGGAGGTTGATCAGCGCCTGCTTGTTGCTGTCCGTGCCGGCCTGGGTCAACTGCGTGATGGCCTTGCCGTCGATGTCGGCCCCACCAGTGGCCGCGACCGCGGACTGCAGCTTCAGATCGAGCGTCGCGGTCGACACCAGATCGCCGGCCAATTCGATCGCCAGCAACGCCTCGTAGTCGGACATGTCGGCGTAGCCGCTCGATACCGCGGCGGCCGTGTAGGCGTCCGGATCGACCGCGGCAACCACGTCGATCAGTTCGCTCGGAAGTGCATTCGTGAACATCTCCGTGTCTCCTTCCTCGAGACAGATGTTGAGAGGGGCGGGGCCCGCCTTGCGAGCGGGCCCCGGGAGTCACGAGCCGGCGCTACCGGGCCTCGAGGGCAACCGCCCAGGACAGCGTGGCCGCCGAGTTCTTCGGCGTGATGGCCGCGGTCCACCACGGCTGGCCGGCGAGCCGCATGATGAAGCGGAAGGCCGTCGTGTCGTAGTCGAACCACAGATGCATCGACACGTCGGAGCGGATGCCGCCGGTCTTCATCGCCGTCATGTACTTGCTCAGATCGACCGCGATGATGTCGCCGACGTCGCCGAGCGTGTCGCACGCCTGAGTCGGGATGACCGGGCGGCCCATCAGGGTGCCGTACGGCGAGGCGCTCAGGCCGCCGGGCGGCAGATAGACCGGAACGGCCGTGCCGGTGCCGGGGAAGGCCATCGAGTACAGCTGCGGCTCGATGTCCTGGTTGATCAGCCAGACCATGTTGGCACGGCAGCCGCTGTAGACGCGGCTGTACATGTTCACCACGTTCTGGAAAACCAACGTGTCGGCCGCCTGGCCGCTCTCCTTGCTCACCGTGACCAGCGAGTCGGCGGTCAGGATACCCTTGGGCTGGCCCGCGCCCGTGCCGTTGACGATCGCGTCGTTGATCTTGAACGCGAACTTCTCCGGCACCTTGCGGTTGATGTACGTCGCGAGCGACGACGCATCGGCCAGAAGCTCCTCGGTCACCGGGACCAGGGCGGTCAGCTTGTTCAGCCGGATGGTCGACTGCTCGAGCGCGACCTTGGACTGGCTGAGCTGGCTGCCCTCGCCCTCCCAGGTCGGCAGGATGCCGCCCGAGGTCTGCCATGCGGTCGTCTCGTCCTTCGGCAGGGTGATCGAATTGGACGAGCTGGTCAACTGGTCGGTGCGCGAGAGCAGCCCGTCTTCCGCCATGACCTTCTGGTAGATGGCCGTGCGGAACTCCGGCGGGACCGCGAAGCCGCCGTCGGCGCCCACGCCCTCGGTCGAGGTCGTGGTCGGAGCGTTGGCGACCAGCCGCGGGTCAAGGCTACCGCCCTGGGCCGCGCCGTTCTTCACCGCCTGGGCGAATTCGCCGAACGAGCGGAAGCCGTGGCGGGCCACGTCGCCGCCGTCGCGCGGCTGCGCCGCCACACGGGTCCGGCGCGTGGCCGGGTCATTGCCGCGCTCGGCATTCGCCACGTCATCGGGCTCGGTCTTCCGACCGCTCGGCTTGGCGAGCCGGGCCTCGTTGGCGACGATCTGCTCGCGCCGCTCGATCTCGCTCTCGACGGCATCGAAGCGAGCGAAGATCGTGTTGATCTCCTTCTCTTCGTCTTCCGTCAGGGCGCGCTTTTCGCCGTCGGCCTTGGCCTGCAGGTTCTTGGCCTGCTCGGTCAGGGTGACGAGCTCGTCGCGAAGCTCGTCGAGCTTCTGCGCGTCGTTGAAAATCAGGAAGGTCGGGCTGGCCGTGCCGAGCAGCAGGGCCTCGAGCCGCTCCATGCGGGTGAAGGTCTTCATGGCAGTCTCCATCTCAGGGATGGCCGGCGTCTCACGACGCTGGCGCGGTGGTCAGGCGGGTTGGCCCTGCCTGCGGCCCCGCTTCATCAAGCGGGCCTCCATCTGAGCGATCGTCGGGTGCGGCGTTCGCTCTTCGGAATTCTGTTCGGTTGGTTTGTCCGCGGCCGGCGCCGGCGTCTCGGGCGCGTGGCGGAACATCGAAAGGTCGTGCTTGGACAGCGCGGCGATGTCGACTGCATCGGTCAGCATGTCGGCAAGGCCGGCGTCGACCGCCTCGTCGGCGGTGAACCACGTCTCGGCCGCCATCCAATCGCTCAACTGCTCTTCCGAGCTGGTCGAGCGGTCGACATACGAGCCCAGGATGGACTCGCGGACCTTGTCGAGGCTCTCGGCCATTTTGCGGAAGTCCGCGGCGCTGCCGATGGCGATCGCCCACGGATCGTGGATCATCATCATGCCGTTCTTGGCGATCCGGATTTCATCGCCCGCCATGGCGACGACGGAAGCGATCGATGCCGCGTAGCCGTCGATCTGCACGATCTTCCGCGCCTTGTGGCGCTTCAACTGGTTGAAGATCGCGACGCCATCGAAAACCGAGCCGCCGGGCGAGTTGATGTAGATGTTGATCTCCCGCACGTCGCCGACGGCCTTGAGGTCGGCGGCGAATTGCTTGGCCGTCGTGCCGTCCCAGGAGTCGCCGATCACGTCGTACAAATAGATTTCGGCCGCATCGCCCTTCGCCTTGATCTCGTAGAGCGGAGTCGTCCTGCTCCGGTTCATGGGCAGAACCGGCCCGGCCTGGATCCGGCGCTCGGCGGAGATTATGTCGTTGCAGTTGAGCAGGCGCATGATGCCAGCGCGGTATTCATCGGGCACCAGAAACCCGCCATCGGTCGGCGGCATTGGCGCAAACAATTCCGGCCCGGCCTCACCGATCGCGGCGACGGCGGCGTGTTCGTGCCCACGGGCCGGCAGCATGAGCGCCAGCGGCGAGGCGAGCAGACCCCTGAGAAAGTGGCGACGCTTCATCGTCTCACTCCTTGATCAGTTCCGCGAGGGTGTCGGCAAGCGCGCCGGCCCGAGCATCCACGTCGCACCAAGCGCCGAGCGATTGCCGCTCGTCGTCAAAGACGGCCCGCATCAGATCGGAATCCTGCTGGATGAATTTGGTCAGCGCCTCGCGAAACCCCGTCGGCTCGCCGTCGATGCCGAGCAGGGCCAGGCATTCGCCGACGCGGGCGCCGAGATAGCGGGCCTGTTCACGATCATCGTGTTCAATCGCGTCACGAAGGCGCGCCCCGTCGCACCCGCCGGCTTCCAGATATTCCTCGGCGACGCGGGTTCGCCGCTGGAGCGCCTTGACGGCCGCGAGCCTGAACAGCGCCCGCGCCGCCACCGACTCCGGAGGCTCGACAGGCTCCGCGGGCTCTACGGGTTCGGCCGGCGCCGGCTTGTCGACGCCGACCTTGTCCAGCGTCGTCATGTTGACCTGGACGGTCAGCTTGTCGCCGTCCGGGCCGAGATTATTCAGGCCGCGGCGGGCACGCGCCTCGTTGCGCCTCAGCAGGCCGTTCTGCACCAGGATGCTGTCCGTCATGGCCTTCGAATTCGCGTCGCCCTCGGCCAGCCAGTCGAGATCGATGCGCGAGCGGATGCCCCGCCAGGGCCGGAGCAATTTCCAGTCCGCTTCCTGCCGGCCGCGCTCCGCCCACGGGACCAGCGCGTCGCGGACGAACTCGATCGACTGATGCTCGATGTTGCTGAACGTCGCGCGCAGCAGATGAGCGATCTTGTGCGGCGGCACGCCGAAGAACCGGCAGACCTCCTCGACCAAGAAAAAACGGGTTTCGAGGAACTGCGCCTTGTTGGGCTCGATGCCGAACGGCGTGTACTTGAAGCCGCTGTCGAGAACCAGCATGCCGAAGGCCTTGTCCGCTCCCTGCTGGCGCTTTTCGATCTGCTCGCGCGTCGCGGTGCGGGTTTCGGGCGGCAGTTTCTGTTCCGAAGACAGCAGGCCGCCCAGCTGCGTGTTGTTGTGATAGAACGACTGGCCGAACCGCTCCGCCGCCGCCGCATGGGCGAGGCCGCGGGCCGCCATCGTGACGACGTCGA